TTCATATTCAGGAACCACTAATTTAGGTAAAGGCATAATTACTCCGTTATGTAGATATCAGTATAGTTATTTAGTCGAATCTTTTGATGACCTTGGTGGTGATGGTGTTAGTGGTTTTCCAGTAATTGGGAATCCAGCTGGAGTTGCTGCACCAGCAACAGACCTAGGTGTACCAGTTCCAGAAGCAGGAATAAGTTTACCAGAACCATCAGATACAAGAACAGTAGATGTTGCTGCTGGATTAATTCCATTGGTTCCTGATGGAGTTGTTGCGCTTAGACCAACAGATGCTGCTGCTGAACTATCTGGACCTAAGGTACTGTAAATATCTTCAAATCCAGGATTTGTTGGAGTAAAGAAACGATATCTCTCATAGTAGAAAGATACTTCCATAGTAATAATACCTGCTGGGCCAGCATTTAAATTGATATTACTAATATTGAAAGGATATACATTAGATAGAGTCCACACTCCACTACACTTATTAAATTCCAATGCTGATTTTTTTGCAACTGAAGATGCTGTGGGAGATATAATCGATGATGACTCAGTGTTTGTAGTAAATACTCCAACGCCACCTCTTTCATATTTAAAAATATCTACAAATGGGCAAACATAATCGTTGTAGTATTTTACATTTTGTGAGGCATCATTTGCAGTATAGTTCATCCATCTCTCAAAGAGTTTCCTTGTGGCAAGGTCTCTTGACAAAATGAACTGCATACTAATTTCACTGAATGTAGTTCCAGTAACGTAACGATACATATTACCAACTGTTTTTACTTCACCCGTTGTTAATTGTCTGCTTGGGATAGTTACGTCACTAGCATAGTAAGTCAAAAGTCTAGATTCATCTGTTCCTGGACCAGAAGATGCTCCATCATTAAAGAAAGGTCTAGCAAATGAATCAGCCGAATTAAAAATTTTAGGCATGGCTCTGAAGCGAACCCAATATAAGTTACTATAAGAAGGAGGTCTTCTTTTAGCTAAACTTATTAATCCCTGAAAACTATTTGCTCCAGATAGAGCTGTAAATGAGGCTGCCATTTATGATTTCTCTATAAATATAAAAGAAGTGATGCCATAATCTCACTTATATTTATGTCATATAAAGGACGTTATCATTTACAGAAACCGCAGAAATATAAGGGTGACCCAAATAGCGTAATTTATCGTTCGAGTTGGGAACTTAAATTTATGATTTATTGCGAAAATAATGATAGTATTATTGAATGGGGTAGTGAAGAAATTTACATTCCATACATTTCTCCCCTTGATGGTAAACGGCATCGTTATTTTCCAGATTTCTATGTAAAACTTATTGATAGAACTGGTCAAATAAAAAAATACATTATTGAGATAAAACCACAATATCAAGTGAGTGGTCCTAAAGTGCAATCAAGACAAACTAAAAAATATATCAATGAAGTGATGACGTATGCCGTCAATAGAGCTAAATGGTCTGCTGCTGAAGAATTTTGTAAGGACCATAGATTAGAATTTATGATATTAACCGAAAACGAACTTAAGGTCTAATAAATGGCAAACGAGTTAAGATATCCAAAAGTCGCTCCAATTTCTAGTTCACAAGATGCTGGATTTAGTGGATTAACAGGAATGGCTGCTGGCGCAGAATATCCAACAGAATATATTGATTATATTAAATTTCAAGAAGTTGAAGTAAAATATGGTGCTGGCGGAGGACTGACTTCAACTTCAACAAGTAAAACTGGAACTGTAATCGGAAAAACAGTATTTCTTTATATGCCATCCGATGTTTCTATTTCATATGGCGTACAGTATAATCCAGTTGCAATGGGAGCAACTGGAGTTGGTGCTGTTCAAGCATTAGGTTCTCAAACCGCATCGGAAGTGGCACAATCAATTAGAGGAGCAGCAGACTCTGCTGCACCAGAAGCAATGTTTAATACACTATCTGCTGGTCTTTCGGGATTAGGTAATTTGGTTGGTGTAGCATCTCAAGCAACAGCAAATAATCTATCGGTATTATCTCAAGGTTTGGCCTTTAACCCATTTCAAGAACAAGTATTTGAAGGATTGAGTTTTAGGGCACATAGTTTCAATTTTAAATTAGTAGCAAGAAGTAAAGAAGAAGCAGAAGATATTGTTGAAATTGTTAAATTTTTCAAATCTGCTATGTTGCCTTCTTTAGATGGTGGCCCACCCGCTCCAGCTGGAACAACTGCACCTGCAGCTGGCACATCAACAACAGGAGGAAAATCTGGAACTACAATAGCAGCGACAGTTGGAGCAAAACCATTTGCTAGTAATATTCAAGGAGCAAGATATTTAAAGGTTCCCAATAGAATGAGAGTTGATTTTACAAGAATAGATTTAACAAAAAAAGGAAGTGATGCAGCAAACGATATAGGTCTATACAAATTCAAGGATTGTGTCATAGATAGTGTTAATGTGTCATACACTCCAGATGGTCAATACGTCAGTACTTTAGATGGATATGTACCTGCTGTAAATCTTCAATTGTCGCTAAAAGAAGTTGCAATTGTAACAAGAACAGACGTTCAAACTGGAGGATACTAATATGTCAACTTATTTTAGCAATTTACCAAATATAGAAGTCGGAGTTCCAGAAGGTAATAGTTCCTTAAGTAACTCAGTACAAATTAAGAATATTTTCAGAAGAGCAAAACCACACATTGAAAATTTAAGAAACAAAACCATCTTTGAAAAATATATTATCCCTGGTAATTACAAACCATATCAAGTATCAAGAGAAATATATGGTACTGTTGAATATGAATGGGTTATTCTATTAGTTAATGATATACACAACGTTTATACTGGTTGGCCTTTGTCTTCAGAACAATTTGAACAACACATAAAATCAAAATATGGTACAAAAGAAACTGAAACCAAATACTGGGAAACTAAAGAAATTAAATATAAAAATGATGTTATATTAGAAGCAGGACTAGTTGTTCCTCAAACTTTCACATATAAACTTCCTAATGGTCAAGTTCTTGCTGGAAATTTATTGGTTGATAGGATTAGTCATTATGAATATGAAGAAAGAATTAATGAACAAAAAAGAACAATTTATCTTGTATATCCAAGGTACATGAATCAATTTATTGATGAATTTAGACAGGTACTACAATATGACCCAAATGATGATGTAATCATACAAGGATTAAAATCTGCTGGAAACGAATCCCAGAACAGAACAACCAATACATACGGTTTCTAATAAAAAAGAGGGGTATAACCCCTCTTTAACATTTCTTAACAATTCCCCGTCACATTTTTTCTGGCGGGTTTTTCATTCAGTCTTCCTCGGCCAAACGGGCAAAATAGGAAAGGTCATCATCTTCATCGTTATTGAAGTTGGGAAGAGCAGGAGCAGATTGACTCACACTAGAACGGAAAGAACTAACCTCTTCACTCCAGTTTGAAGGAGCAGAGACAACTTCACCTTCTTCAGTTTCTTGGTCAATACGTCGTGCGGGTTGTTGACGCTTAGCATTCAATACAGCATTCAAACGTGCATCCAATTCTTCATAGGTCTTGAAGTTGGATTCATCAGTGAACTCAGTCAGAGAATATTCCTTCTTCCAGATTGCTTCAAGTTGGTCATCACTCAAGTTACCAAGAGTACCAGGACGAGAGAACTCAGACTTATCATAGTTCCAATATCCATCAACCTTACGAATCTTCACCTTGAAGTCAGCACCTTGCCAGAAGTCAAAGGGATTGACAGGAGTTTCATCCTTGAATTCAGGTTGCATAGCAGCCATAATCTTATCAAAGATTTTCTTGCCAAACTTATAAAGGAAGACACGACCCTCGTTCTCAGGATGAGCAGGGTCTTCTACCACATAGATGTTTGCATAGTAAGAAAGCTTACGCTTCTGCTTACGTGCGATTTCTTTATCTGCATCACTACCACTGTTCCATAGTTCACGATTCATTTCGCCAACTGGGTCCTTCTTATTGAGAGTGGTCAAACTGTTCTCAATATACCAGCCACCAGGACCTTGGAACGCATGACTCCAAACCTTTGCCCAAGGAATATCTTCACCATCGGGGGCAGGAAGGAACCTAATTACTGCATAACCATTACCCGATTTGTCCATCTCGGGTTTCCAAAGACGCTCATCCGCACCAGAACCACCTTCTGGTTTGGAAATCTTTTCGACTTCCTTGGTAAGTTTCTCGAAAGCAGAACCAGACTGCTTCTTAAGAGTTGCAAAAGACATTCGTATTTCTCCGTATTTTTTGTATTTGTTGGATTGTCCGTGTGTCATACCAACAAAGGTATGATACCACTATTTAGGGGTCTTTGTCAAGCGATGCGAGCACGTTGTCCAGATATTGGTCCATGGATGCCAGGGACTCGGACAGGCTATCGTACCCAAACATGTTTGTAATTAAATCGATACGATGCTTCATGTCAGCAGCATCTTCATCTTCCCAAGATGATAGTTGCAATCTTGTATAAAATATTTTTTGCTTTTCGATAAGTTGCTTGGTCTTTAAGATGTGATTCTTTGCCTTATCTTTGGGCATTTGACTGATTACTTCTGCAGATTTTTGCAGTTCCATGTAAGTATCGTAAATTGATTGCAGTTGTTCCTGTACGATATCGGAATTAAAAAAACTCATACCTTTTCTCTGATAGTTTTTAAAATTATGGGTTTATACTTCTTGCAATCTATTGGTAGAAATGGTGCATATTTTACTACCTGTGTTTTAATTTGTTTCCAGATTGGGTCTGTTAAAATAGTATCCAATCTTTCCGAAAAGTTTAAACACTTATCAAAAACTATCAATGTTTCTACACTTATCTCCTTTCTCATGTAGGAGATAATTATTTTTGGATGATTACCTTTAGTGCAAGTAAATAGATTGTTAAAATTTTCTTCATAGGGTGAGTCAATGTTTTCTAATAAATTACTAATCTCTTCCCTAAAATTATATTGAAAACTCTGTTGCCGTTTCTTCCAGTCAGAATATATTCTTTCACCAGAAGGTCTAATAATGTCTTTGATGTATCCTTTGTTATCACTCACAAAGTTTGAGACAAAATACTCTAGTATTCTATCACGTTCATACTTAGATGCAAGTTTTTTAAAAAAATAAGAGTCGTTCCGTTTTTCGAACGACTCTTGACTTGCTCTCGTTTTGCCATTGAATTTGAAGAAATCATAATCGTCCTTTGTAAAGTGTAACTTTAAAGACAGATACATTTGATAGACTTCAAATCCTGTCATACTGGCAAAATACCTCGCGTAGTCTTTTTCATATAGTTTAAATCTTGGGCCTGATACTTAATTTTTTCTTTCAATGGTTTTGAAATCAATTTAGGTACTGTTTCTAATTCAATTTCATTCTCTTCGCAATAAGTGATAATAGCCTCAATGTAATTTACTAACCCACCAGATTCTTTAACTAATTTTTCAATGTTTTCAGAAAATTTAGCGGCAGTTAGAAATTTGTCATCGTGACTTTCACTTTTCATAAACTCTACTCCTAGTAAAAGCATCAATATACTCCTTTAATAATGTAAAATAATAATCTAAATTATACTTCTGAATCACTTGGCAATTGCCTTCTTCAGTTGCAATAATGATAACGATTTTCTTTGGTTGTATTCCAGTTCTTTCGTAGAACATTACCGCATATGCAGTTGCCTGCACAAAGTAATTTTCAATCCACTCTTCTTTCTTTTCTTTATCAGAAGTCTTGAAGTCGATTACCGCAAGTTCACCATCAAACTCAGCAATACAATCAACCCGACCAGCAATACGAAGGTAATCAGAGTAAAGAGCCCCTTCCAACACATGAATATTATTAATCCTATTAAGAGTAGGTTTCGCAAGTTGAAAAAGCGTATAAGGAAGAGGAAGATAAGAATCACTACTAATAGACTCATTTTTCAGATATGCCTCTGAAATACTATGAAATTCTGTACCTCTTCCAGTTGCTCTTGCAGTCTTTCTATTTGCTACCTCTTCTCCAACTTTTCTTCTCCATTCCTTAAAGAAGGCAGCCTTCTGAAATGAAGTCACTGTTGTAATAGAAGGGTATTCAATACCTTCAGCAACAGGATAAAAACGCATTCCATCCCTATCAATGGATTGCAATTCAGGGATGGAAGTGGGAAGAGTAACAAAAGAAAACATCAGAAACCTAAATTCAATTTACTAATAATGTAACTACGGACTAAACCAGAACGAACAATATCATCAACACCAAACTCAATGCAACAGAATTCTTCCATTGTTTCAAGAATTTTCATGAAGTCTAGGACTCCATTTCTCTCATTCTGTTTAACTAAATCAGATTGAGTAACGTCACCAGAGAAAACAATCTTAGCATCTTGACCAACACGAGTGATGATAGAATCAAGTTCGTGGAAGTTTAAGTTTGCAAATTCATCAACAATGATAATACAATTATCAAGAGTAACACCTCTAATATAGGAAGTACTCCAGAATGAAATTGTTTCCTGAGACCTCAGGTTATTATACAACATTTCGAACGCATTGTCATCTGGCATTTCGAACATAAACTTTACCATGTTCTTATATGGAATCTGGTAAAGTGCTGATTTGTCTTCATGGTCCCCAGGAAGAAATCCAATTTCACGAGTAGGAACAAGTGAACGAACAATGTAAATCTTTTCATAGGGAGTATTGGGATTCAATACTTCTTTAAGTGCAAGATACAAACTGATAAATGTTTTACCTGTACCAGCACAACCATGGAGGATTAAATGCTTATCTTCTGACCAGCAATCGAAAACTGCTTTTTGCGAATCGGTTAATGGTTCAATGTTGAGAAGATGGTCTGTATTAATAGGCTTTTTTCTTCTCATTTGTTTAACACTCATTCCAGCGGGAACAACTGCATTATTATTCCTCTTTTTTACTGCCATACTAGGTGAATCGTGATAGGTTTGCTCTGGGATGGGCCTTTTGAACCTTATTCATGACTTCTTTAAATCCGCCATCAATCTTGGAATCAGTACCGACACCGCTAACTACGTTAGGCATGGATGGCATTTGAACTAGGTTTGGATTTGCTTCAAGAAATGGTTGTCTCTCAGCCATGTACATCCACTTATCAAACACCTCACCTGTATTAGTATCTCTAAATGTATACGTTGGCATTATATTCTCCTAACAAGTTTATTTAGCAGCAGATTCTGGTTCTGCAAATTCCCTCTTCAATTCTTTACGAATTTTTTGATAGAATTCAAGAATGTCGTGGTTATTATTGTAAATAAGTCCACAATCTTTTGCAATTGCAAGTACTTCTTGATTATTCATTTTAGTCTATCCTCAAACAAGGTTGAACGTCTTCCCATTCTTTACAATCACATCCTTCATTACCACACCACCCAAGTGCTTCTGCAACTGCTGGGAATTGGCAGTTAAAGATTCGTTTAGCAAGTTGAGCAACTTCCATATGCTCCAGTTGAGTTCCATTCTTCTCACGAAGACTGATGTAATGTATCCAGGAACGGCACGAGCCAGTCATGTAGAGTTTGGTTGGGGTGTTCTGTGGAAGCACCTTACGGGCACACTCCTTTGCCACTCCTGCGGTTAGCATGTCATCATACAAATCCATCACATCAGCAAAGAGATGCTTGATACGACGTTCAAAACTTCTCTTCAGTTCTGGTTCAAGGTCATCAGTAGAGTTCTGACGATTCTTTGTATCCTGCTTACGAAGTTGTGGAACAGGAATTTCATCTGCAAGAACAGATGCATCAGCATAACGTTGTGAGAATTGCTGATAGGTGAAACTCCTATGACGAAGAATTTGAGTTGCAATATCTAGAGTTGTTTCAATCTCTAGGGTCATTGTCGATTGCTCAAACACAGACCAGTGATTATGTTCGATGCAATACTTTAGGAGTTTTGCATAGTTAGGATTCTCTTGATTGGAAGGATTAGAAACTCTGGCAATGTAGGCCATTGTTTCTTCTGCATCAGGAGTAACTGATATCAAACATACTTTAGTCATTTGTTTTTTTACCTCTCAAAATTCTTGCAATAACTACAATCCCTAGTGATTGGGGATAACCTATCTTATCAAAGTTGAACATGCTTGTCAAGGACATGTTATATGCAAACATGAATAACAAAGGCAGAATAATTAAATATGAAATGAGTCCATTTATGATACCCATTATATTTTCAGTTGCTTTTTGTTTTTCTATTTGCTGATTTTCTTCTTCGGTCTTTTCAGCTTCCTGTTGTATATGACTCCTAGGGTCTAGGAAGATTGTAGACTTCTTTGGTGTTGACATCTTTGACTTCATTTAAATTACATTCTCCAAGTGGTCCAATAAAACGTATTTCTTGAACACCACCTAATAGTTGTTGTGCATTACTTCCATCAGAAGGAAATTGTTCATATTCTGAACAGGGAAACTTAGGTTTTTCGGTCTGTCTTAAGTAATCAGCAAGAGCAAAATCAACTTCATTTTTAACTCGTTGATTGATTGCTTTCTGGTCTTGAACAAAAAAATCATTTATTCCTTCATTGCGAAGGAGTTGTTGACCCCTATCAATAATACCAGTTGCTTCATCTTCATCAATCTTTCCATCTTCAACTGCAGTACAGAATGCAAATATAAATCTTCTTACTTGTTGGTCTGGAATAGAGACTTGTGCTTGACACACGATATTAAGAACTGCCCTACCAAATTTATTTTGCAGTAATGCATTTATTGGTCCAATAAGAATGGCTACCCCACCGGCCATAACAATAGAATAGATAACCCATTCCTTCATTGTTTTCTTTTTCTTGCCGATTTGAAAGCCAAACTTAAAGTCTTTCATTTTTTCTTCTTTTCTTCTTTTTTAGGTGGTCCCCATAATTTAGGATTACTTCTACCTTCAGATTGTTTGAAGGTTATAAAATCATGACGATAGTTATCCCAATAATAATCAAATATTTCTACTTTTTTATTTGCAATAACTAAGTCGTAACAAATTGCTCCATCCATTTTATAAGTTACTAGATAAGCACTATAGGGCAAACTCCTATCACTTGCTAAAGATGGGTCACAATTATGATGCAGAATTTTCATTAACTACGACCACCCCATTTGATTTGTGGAAATGCTTCGTCAACAACTGCTTTAGTGATACGATATTTCTTTTGCAATTCCCTATCTTTTACTAAGCAAAGTAATTCTGCTTCAGAGGAATGAAGTCCTTCCAAAAGTCGAACAAACATTTGTTCCCTTTGAAATTGCTTAAGGTCGTTATTACCACCTTTAATGTAATTAAAAAGCTTTGCATATTCCTTTTCAAGAATGGTATGTTCTGTTCCTGCAGGTGCTTCATTGGGACGATATGGAACTTCACCTTCTGGAATTAATGAAATAACACTTTCATCGTAATTCCAAATCAAAAGACTACGAAGTGCTTGTGAATTATTTTCTTGCAAAAGTTTAATTTTCTCTGCTTTGGTTTTAGCATTTGAAACCTTTTGCAAAATTTCAGAAATCAGTAATCTATTACTAGTATTAATCGACATTTTAAAATTCTCCAATTTTATCAAGTAGGGTAATCAGTTGGTGTTTCACAAAATAATTATACATTTTATTCCGTGGAGCCAAGGTTATGGAATCATAAGATTCAAGAATTTTTTCTTCAACCTCTAAAGGTATATATGAAAAATCAATCAAGGTCAAATTACGATTATAGTATTTGAGTTGCTCCTCATTACAGAATTGTTCTGGCGACAAATTTTTAATCTTATCAAGAGTTTTTTTGATGAGAGGTCTTTGCCTTTTATTTTCTACAAAGGTGTCATCACACGAAAGATAATTTGGAATACCATCTGAACGGTCACCCTTTAGAACATGTTCCAGAATATATTCCTTTGGATTCTGTCCCGAAACAAATTTCTTCATTACAGGATTGAACTGCTTCAACCAAGGATACTTTTGCAATTGGATAAAATCTTTATCTCCAGAAAGAATAAGAACCTTTACTACAGGTTGCATATCTTTTTGCAATCTAATATTTGTGTGGGACTGAAGTTTTGTCAGAACCGAAATAACATCGTCTGCTTCTGCACCATCAACTTCCATAACTTTGTATGGCATATTCTCCCGAATCTCATCACGAATGATATTGAGAGTTTCGAAAATACTACTCCAATTTAAATTGGATTTTTGTCTATCTTTTTTACGATTACCTTTATAGAAGGGGAAAAATTCCCTTCGCCAATATCGTTTTGAATCATAACAAAGGACTAGTTCGCCATATTCTTCCCTAAACTTCTGATTATACATCCGAAGTGAGTTAAGAACCATATGACGTACTAGCCCTAAGTCAATCTGTTCGACAGATTGTAGGTGAACCATCAGATTAGAAATCATCACTTGGTTCATGTCAACGAGAATCATTTTAGTCTCTAGTCATCTTCATCTTCTATCATATCATCCTCATCACCAAAAGTCAAGTAGGTCAGTTCATCCTGTAAAATTCTTCCATTTGCATCCAGCATTTCTGGATGAGTTATGTGTCTTGCATATCCTGCATTTTGATACCAAGCATCAAAAAGATTATTAGCAAACCATCCAGCAATAAATGCAAGGATAAAAGTTCCTATTGTTAGGAAAAATGAAATGTAAATAAATTCTAAATTATCCATGGGTTTCCTCCGAAGTACATTTAAATAACGAAACCCAACCTCCTGATTTATTGAACACTAGTATTTAGTGTCAAATTAAACCCTGAGTTCTAAGATATTGAACAGATTCTGTACAACCACCAAGTACAACATCATTTAAAATAACTTGGGGGAAAGTTGAACCTTGACCAAACTGAGCATAAAATTGTTCACGATTAAAATGATTATCTAGAACATACTCAGCATAGTTATATCCCTTTCCCGAAAGTACCTGTTTGATTTTGTCGCAATATGGGCAACCAACACGGGTATAAACTGCAAAATTCATTTTCTAATCTCCTAATTTAAAAGTTCGTTCTGAATCACTACGCATCTCATCAAACAGTGTTGTTTTAATTTGTTCGTCCTGAATGTGCGTATCTAAAACTCTAATGACATCTTCCAATGCCTGTTTTTGAAATTCTATAATTGGAGTAAAATCAATTTCGGGTATTTGTAATTCGTCCATATATTTTCTCCAATATCGGAATGACAGGATTCGAACCTGCGACTTCTCGCTCCCAAAGCGAGTGCTCTACCAAACTGAGCTACATTCCGTGGCGGAGAGGGTAGGATTCGAACCAACGGATGCTTTCACATCGGCAGTTTTCAAGACTGCTGCCATAAACCACTCGGCCACCTCTCCAA